CCTTCAAGGTTACTTTAGATAAGCGACCTATGGCTGCTCATTTTGAAACCGATAATATTGATGCGTTGATTACGCAATGGGATTATCGTTCGGAGCTTGCTCGTCAAGCTGGTATGCGTTTGGCTAATACTAGAGATCGACAATTAGCAGAATCAATTTGTGTTGCTGCTATTTTGAGTCCACTTGGTTTCAATCACACTGCTGGTACTGGTAGTACGACTGATCCTAGAGGATTAACTCAAGCTAATTTCCCACCTCCAGCTGTTGTTTCTACAGTTAATACTGGTGCAAACCAAGCTTCGGTAACCGCTACGACTGAAGCAGCTGCTCTTGGTATTCTTCAAGCAATTGAAGATTACTTTGTATTTATGCAACAGAATGATTACCCATGCATGAATGTAGTTTGCTGTGTTACTCCAAAAACTTTCCAAGTTATTCGTAGTCTTGGTTTGGCTAGAGCGGGTGATACTACTGTTACTACTGCTGGTGGTAATTTCACTAAGTTACCAATGTTTGCTGGTTCTAGTGAGTACGGTGGTCTTGGTGCGCCATACAGTGTTGGTCTTAATGCAATGACCGACAGTCTTGAGTATATGGGTTGCAGAATTATTAAGAGTAACCATCTTCCTGGTGGTCAAGATTATTCTGCTTCTCCAATTGGTTCAAGCAAGTACAATCTCAAGTGGTCAACTGGTCCAGATATCTTTGGAGTAATCTTCCAACAAGAAGCTGTGGCTGGTTTGTCATTGATGGGTATGAAGGTTGACTCCGTACAAGATGTTCGTCGTAACACGCAATTCACAGTTGCGTCTATGATGAAGGGTACTGGTGTTCTTCGCCCAGAGTTGTGCCAATTGCTGATTGGTTTGAACTCAGTTACAACGGTTGATACTACTGCTGAAGTTGATACTCGATATGAGGTCAATGCAATTATTAATACTGCATCTAGTTCAAATCTTGCAAACGGTTTCAATGCCGAGTACGCTGCTACGAGTACTTATTGAGTTGTTTAATTAGTGTTTAACCCCCAGTCCCTTAAGTGGGGCTGGGGGATTTCTTACAAAGAAGGAGGATGCTACTATGGGTTTTATAACAAAGTTACAGGCTGTCAATCAAATGTTATTAGCTGCTGGGGAATCTATAGTATCAGACCTACTTGATAGTTCTGGTATTGATACTGGAGTTGCTCTTGTTATTTTAGAGCAAGCTAGTTTAGATTTCCAAATGAGAGGTCTTGCTAATAATAAAATTACTAAGAAATTTAATCCAGATTCTAATGGTAAAATCATATTCTCAACTGAAGACTCAGATGAAGAGGGAATGATCTCAGCTGATCTATTATCCACACATCTTAATACTGATGGTAATGTTATTGTTGCTAAACTATACAACGACAACCCAACACGACTATATAACTATACAGATGATACTGATATCTGGAGTACTGCTGATTACTATGTAGAAGTAATTAGAAAACTTAAATGGGAACATTTGGATACCACAGCACAAAGAGCAATTCTTGCGTCTGGTGTTAGAGGATATCAAATTGTTACTCAGGGTGATGAGTCGGCTGATAGATTCCTAGAATCATATGAGTTTATGTATCATCTTAAGGGTAGAGCAGCTGACATTAACAGCAAGAAAAGAAACATCTTTAAAACTGGTGATCTTAATGTTCGTGATGCTGCGTTCCGCAATCCATATGTTAATCCAATCTTTAAATATAGAGGTAAGGCGTAATGGCAAAGAGACAACCTAATATTAGAAGAGCAGCTCCAACGGCAAGCACAAGAATTCCTATTCTAAGTTTATCAAGTGGTGTATCAACACAAGCACCAAGCAAACGATTGCCATTGGAAGCACAGGATATGACGAACGCTCTTGTATCATTAGAAAGATCTTTTGAAAAACGCCCAGGATTTTCTATACTACCATCATCTACTTGGAACGGTTCTAGTACTAATGGTGTTCTTGATGCAGACTCAACCAATAGATTAGACTTATGGAGATGTCTTGAAAAAACAACTGATGACTCTAAGAAAGATTTTTGGTGGTACTGGTTTACAATTAATGATAACAACAGATTCTTAATTGGTATAGACTATAAGGCATCAGCAACAAACGCTATACTATTTTATGTCTATAAAATTAATGAAAATAACTATACAGATATAACTCCAACTAGCGCAGCTGGACAACAGAATACTTCAATCGTATCTCAAACAACTAGAAACTATATTACATATGGATCAGATTTAGGATACAATGCTAGAGATATTTTAAAAGCTACTACAGTTGGGTCTAGTATTGTTGTTCTTAATACTCTAGTTAAAGCTGGTTTTACCTCTAGTGATAATGGAGTTTTGTTTGGGTTAGATGGTAAAGAACCATCAAGCGGAGCCGTTCAAGATCCTAAAGGTAAAAAGGTTACATACTATACGGCAAGTAGAGTTGCTGGCACTACTGGATCTTTAGAATCATCTACAGAGTCTAGTACAAGTACAACAAGTTTAACACCAAATTCAATCGATCCATTCACGCTTGCTACAATAATCCCAAACACAGCCATAGTAAATCAAACAGTTGCTTTATATAATAACACTACAGCTAACTCAGCTACAAACTCACAGTATCTTACTGGTATTTTAACTAAAATTTATAATAGTGATGTAACAACACTAGGTTTTACAAACACACCAGCTGCATATCTTAAGTCAGTATCTACCTCTATTGTAGGAAGTACATCCTTAATAGATACAAATATTGCACTAACCGTAACAGTACCAGCAGATGTTCAAGTAGGTAGTTATGTTGTTGTTTACAAAGATTCTGATACATATTTTACTGGTACTATATTATCAAAAACTTCAACTACTGCTTGTACAATTAAAATCGCATATGCAAGTCCAGCAAGTAAAGCTTTAACAGTAACATCTGTTGGTTGGTCTATTGGTTATGAGTGTGCTACTGTTGATATAAATTTTATTAGCTCCGCATTAATTGCTAATACAGCTGCTATTGCTGTCTGGGTAGTTCTATATAGTACTTTTGTACCAGTAGAAGACTTTGTATATAAGGATTCAACATCACCTTGGTTGGGACAATCATTTGCTGACTTCAGCGAGATTAGATTTCCACCAGAAGCAACAGAAGTATATGGTAATAACGGTAATTACATTGGTCTACATAGTATAGATACTACTGCTGCTACTATGTTAGATTCATTATATGATCCATTTCATCCACTAGATACCCTTAGTGCTTTAGCTGGTCGTGGAAAGATATACTTTACAGCTGGACCTTATCTAAGTCAATCAAGTGGATACTATAGAGTTGTAAATTTTCCAGATTCTATTTCATATAAAGATGGGGCAACTAAAATAAGTGGAACTGGTAGACCATATACTCAAAAGATTAGGTCTCCAGATATGTACTCTGTTTTAGACGAAAGAAGATTACCACAAAAATTGATCTTTAATGAACTACCAGATGGTATTAATTCCGATTGGTCGTTTCAACCTATTAACTGGACACCTAAAACAACAGGTACTCGTTATTCAAACCCAGGACCAAGTGTATTCTTAAGTTCAGATCAACGAACAGCTAAACAAGTAAACATAAATGCTATTGCTACCTTTAGAGATCGCCTATATCTAGCAAGTGAAGATGTTATTTTCTCATCTCAATTAGGATCATATGAAGATTTCTTTTTAGCAGACCCAAGTAACATTGTGTCTTCTGATCCAATTGATATTAGAGCATCGTCTAATACATATGCTGAGATCTCATCCATAACGCCATTCAGTGACTTCTTATTTATCAATACAAAGGGTGACATTCAGTTTGAGTTGCGTGGTTCAGAGAATCAAATTACTCCATTGACTGCACAAATTGCACCTACAGCTTTCTATTCAACGGCTAAATTAACTGAACCAATTCTAATGGGATCTTTGATTTACTTCTTTGATAAGCGTAGATTGTATATCTATATGCCACAACAGAATCAAAGTATTAGTTTAGCTCAAGAGATCTCTAGTCACTGTGGTGATTATCTTCCAACTAACTTTAGAGCTACCACTAGTTGCCCAGCTCAAAATACTATTGTTGCTGTTGATGATGATAGTCCTAATAATATTTATTTATATACAACTAGATTTTCTGGTGATAGAGTTCTTCAGAATGCTTTCTATAAATACACTATTGAAGCTGATGCTGCTATAGAATCCTGTCAGGTATATGATAATTATTTACACACTGTTGTAAAGAAAAAGTCAACTATCCAAGATGATGCTGTTGAGTATTATGAGTACTATATTCAAAAAACATATCTTCAAAAGCAAGGTATAAAATTACCAAGGTTAGATAATTTAATTAAAATAAAACTACAAAAAAACAATAACTGTTCTTATAACCCAGCCAGTAATGAGACATCTTTTTATTTAAACTATAGATATACAATTAAAGATAATGATAAATTATATTTAATTACAGATCCCGAAGATACTGGTTGGGGCGAAGATGCTTATACTATTTTTAAACCAGTCATTGTAAAGGGTGGTGGTAAATATATTCTTAAAGTAAGTGGTGATTATTCAACACAAAGTTCAAATATATATGTTGGTACTTCCTTTAATATGAATGTCGAGTTAAGTACACAGTTTGTTAGAGATCAAAATAATAATGCAATAGATGGTATTTTAAATTTAAGAACATTGTTATCAAGGCATATTGATACTGGTAACTATGATGTCATAGCTACTCGTAGAAATAAGTCTATTCTTAAATCTTCGTTTACTGCACTCACAACAGATTCTAATAATGATATTTTAAGTTTAGAAAATACACAAACAAGTGGTGAGTTTGTTTCTAAAATATTTGGGTTCTCTGATACAACAAAGATTCAAATTGTATCTGATTACCCAACACCAGTTAATATTGTTAACCTTGAATTCAAGGGAAAATTTACACAAACATATTCATCACTTAATACTTAATAGGAGTTACAATGCCCAATAACACAATCAAAGATACAACATTAACTGGTGCTTGGAATGGTAGTTCGTTTACTATTTCTACTATACCAGTAATTGCTGGAATAAACATATTAGATCAACTTAAAATAGAAAGAACATTTACTCTTCCAAGTGGTTCAGAGTTAACTCAAACGGATTTTAGAAAAATCTTTGTAATTCCAAGTGGAAACATAACCCTAAATGCAGCTGGTACAGCTATTATTGCTATATCAACACCATCAGCTATTACTATAAGCTCTGGAACTATTACGGTTCCAGCAATAGTATCTGGAGATATTCTTAGAATTAGTAGAAAGGGTGTTAGTAACGAAGCATTAGTAACTTGGGTTGAGGGAACTAGACTTACGGCTAAGCAATTAAACCTAGAAACAACACAACTACTCAGTCTTACACAAGAAATCCTTGCCAATCTTGAATACAATTATGTTACAGCTACGGATCTAGAATATAACTTTGGATATAAATGGTCAACTAGATCTTGGGTTGAGGGTCGCCTTGGAGCTATTACAACAGGGCAAACAGTAAAGACTTATGTAGACGCAATTAATACCGCATTAGTGGCAGCTGATGTTGTACTACAAGGTCAGATTACAACTAATACTAACACAAACAATACACAGAACTCTAGATTAGATGCTGTTGAAGCAATCAATACAACTCAAACAAGTAACATTAGTACCGTTACTACAAGAGTAAGTCCATCTACTTCCCTTACAGGAACCTATTCAGCGTCTAACTTATCAGCGGCTGTTAATGCTTTAGATACTAGAGCAACTGCTAGTGAAGCTACTGACGCTACTCAAACATCTAATATATCTGCATTACAAACAAAGGTTGGAACTGGTATTATTACTGGACCAATCGCAGCTGGTTCTGATTTAACAGCAGCAATTAACCTTGTTGATGAGTATGTTACTGCTTCCTTAACTACAAGCACGAATACCATCTTTAATGGTCATGCACAGGGTCGTATTGTTTATGCTGGTGCATCTGGAGCTAAGGATAGTACAGCTAATCTTACTGTTACCGCAAGTGGCACAAGCCCAACGGTAGTTACATTAGTAGGAAACTTAACGCAAACTGGTAACCATGTTATTACTGGTAACCTCGTACAAGCAACAGGCACAGCGTCTATTACTGGAACAACTGGTAGTGTGTTTAACCTAACTGGATCGTTCCTAATGACAGCAACTGGCTCTAATGTTGCTACCTTCAAGGGAGTATCTACTAATAAATTAGTTGCATTCCAAAACGCAAGTGGTACTGAGGTTAATGCACTCGATCAATATGGAAATCTAACTGGTAGAGCAACATCTAGTTATGGTGCTAGTGCGCCAACTAACCCAATTGCTGGTACTACTTGGTATGACACTACAAACACAGCACTTAAGGTTTACAATGGAACAGCTTGGACTCAGATCAGCACTACGACATTAGCTAACTATGTTGGTCTTGCTGGAAATGAATCTGTGGCTGGAAATAAAACCTTTACTTCTGGTCTTGGTATTGTTACTAGCCCTGGCGTTATTACTTATAATGCTGCTACTTTACTGTATTTAAAAGGTGATCATGCTACTACTCAATTTAGAATGGAAGCTATTACTGGAGTTGCATCACCAAACGATTCGTCTCATTTAGATTTCTGGTGTTCAGAACCAGCCTTAACATATTCAGGATCTGGTATTGGTTTTAACGCCTATAAACCCTCAAGTGGCGGTAGTGCAAATATTACCCAACGAAATGTTGCACAAGGATCTTCTTATATTAGGTCTACTAATACTGCAAGTAGTTCTGCTTTACAATTTGGAACAGGAGCAGCTGGTACTACACCAACTGTAAAAATGTCATTACTTGAATCTGGTAATTTAGCTGTTGGTGGCTCACATACTCCAACTGTTACACTAGATGTAGCTGGTAGTGGTAAGTTTACTGGTAAAGTTCTTGTAGGTCCTACAGCAAATTATAATAGTTTTATGGATAGTATTGGATTAGTTACTAATTCTGTTCCATACACTAATGTTGGAAGTCAATCTGTTATGGCTGCTTATGGTACTACAGCTGTTGGTATTAATTTAGGTGGTGGTATTGCTTTAGGTGGTATTTGGAATGATACAACAGTACCAAGTACATTTGCAGAAGTTGTTGGTATAAAAGAAAACGCTACATCTGGAGATTATGGAGGATCTTTACAATTAAAAACAAGAGCTAATGGTGCAAATGTTACTGAAAAAATGCGTATCTCTAGTACTGGTAATGTTGGTATTAACACTGTTAATCCAAAAGCTAAACTAGATGTTACTTATGAAACTGGTGGAACTTTAACTAAAAAGATATTTAAATCTTGGACTCAGGTTGGGGTTGCAGGATTCTCTCATCAATATTTAAAATTATTTAGAGTACCACTAGCAAATACAGACAATTACAATGTGTACAATTACACGATACAAGGAACAATATCTGCTAATAGATCAAATGATCTTAGTGTATCTTGTTCCCAATATGTGTATATTTCAAAGGGTTATGTAGCTACGACATATACGAATGCACAGCTTGAAGCAGCGGTTCTATATGGTTATATTGGGTTTAGACCAGCAAACTTAGCTGATACCTTTTCTATGGTAAAGGTTAATGATGGTGGTGTTGATTGGGTTTGTTTGTATCTTAACTGTCCTTCAGCTGGTATTACTAGTTGGACATTTGATGGTACAGTATCAATGCTTGACGATGCTACTTCAGCTGGTAAACATTTCCTAGATTTAGCTGATCCGACTCTTAGTTTAGGACCAGTTGGGTATCCTGCAAGTACAACCATACCAGCAACTGGTTTACATACAGCTTTAGGTTTTACACCTAAACAAACAGAGATTAATGAGTTTGCTGGGCTTAGCTTAAGTCTTGGTGATGGCGATGAAGTCTCAGCTTATTCGGCACTAACCCCACTTATGATAACAAACAATGGTGCAACTAACCTTGCTATTAGAAATAGTACAGATAATGTTGAGCTTATAAACGAAGCATCCACAGATCGTGGTCGTGTTGGTACTTATACAAGCCATGCTTTTGAAACTAGAACTGGCAATGTCGTTCGTAATATTATTGGAACAGATGGTGTTCATAGTTTTGGTACTGCACAAGCAACAGCACCGCTCTCTATTACTACTGATGGTAAAATACAGTTGTACAATGGAGCATCTAAATCTGATGCTATTGCTTTTGCAAGCAATCAATTTAAGTTTGGCGATATCACAAACGGTCTTACTTCCAGTGAAGTTGGTATTTACGCCAAAGACAATATGAAGTTACTTATCAATAATAGCACAGCAGTATCTCTGAATAGTACTGGTTTAGTTGGTATTGGTACAGCAGCATCATCAGTTCCATTAGAACATAGATTGCATGTACATGGTAGTACTAATTCAACACTAGAACAAGCATCTCTTGCTTTAACTAATGGTGTTGTTAATAAATATTTTAATATCGCTAGTTATTATGCCACTGGAGCAACTACTGGAACTATTAAAATTAAAATTCCATTTGGTTTAATAAGCTCAGCATCACCAGTAGTAAATATGATGATGAAAATTAAACTTTCTGGTTTTAATTACCAAACAACTGTTGGTTGGACAGCAACAATTTCCACTTATTTTTGGGCTGCTGGTAACAGTTGGCACAGTTCAAGTTTAACAACAACTGGTCAATGTCCATTTACTTCATTTAGATTAGGTCGAGATACAGCTAATAGTAATCATGGAGTTATTTTATTAGGGACAACAGCACAAGCATGGAATTATTCACCTATATCAGTAGAACAACTTGATATTCACCACAATCCAACTACCGCTAATTTTAGTAAGGGTTGGGCTATATCTTTAATTGCTGATGAAACTGGTATTGATCAAATTGTAACTCTTACTCCAAATATCTTTACTAATACATCCAACTACACAGGTATTAATACTACAACACCAAACAGCCCGCTGACAGTAGCTGGTAATATGGAAGTAACTAGTGGCAATAAGATTATTTCACCAATAGTAGAAACACCAGTTATTCAAAGTACTGGTACTCTAGAATTTAAAGGTGACTATGATGCAGCTGGTGGTGGTACAGCTGATCTTACTATTAACGCTAGTGGTGTGGCTGTGTTTGCTAATCCTCCGTTATATAATACTTTGGCGTTGGCTTATTCTGAAGTAGCTGTTAATGCAGCAGCATCTAGTGGTACTGGTTTTAAATTTGGAACAGGTTTAACAAACTATGGTGGATATGTTGTAAGATATATAAAAACTGGAGATCTTGTACAAGTAGAAGGTCTTATTACTAATGTTGCTACAACAGCTCTTGCATTAGCTTCTGGAGCAGTTGTATTAACTGGATTACCAGTTCCAAGAAGTGGTTCAGGAGCTATTATGTCTATTGGTCTACAAAGTTTTACTACTGTAGTACCAATGAGACTAAATCCAACTAATGGAGAACTTATTGTAGGAGCAGCAGTTACACTAGCTCTTGGTAATGGAACAACAACTGGTGGTTATATCGCAATTAATTTTTCATACCACACAACATAAAAGGAATTACTATAATGCCACCACAAAGACAACAACTACTATTTTTAATTATTTCTAGTTTACAACTTGTTGCCTTAATTGGTGGCATTGCTGCAAGCTTTGTTTACATGGGTAGACGAGACGCTATGATTGACTATAGCATGAGAGATCTTGAGACCCTTAAGGGTATCGTGCAGGATCTAACCAAAGCACAGGTCGTCAGCGTAAGCAACGACTCATTCTATTCAACAGCTCTTATAGAGATTAAATCTAGGTTAACCAAACTAGAAGATAAACAGGCTATGCGATGAAGTACTTATGGTTATTTTTATTGATGGGTTGCTCAGCTGTTAAAGAAATATCAACGAGTAACCATATCATACAAGAGAATGCAATGGCTATTATTGACACAAGAAGTATAGCTGTAGCTCACAAACACGCAGAGATTATCTTGGGTGAAACCAAGGATATCTCTGGTGCTGTTGGTGAGGTAGCAGATATAACCCCTTGGTGGGCTAATCTACTTAAGTACGGATTCATATCTATCAGTGGTATCGCTGTGGTGGTAATACTCTGGCAGACTGGATTAGGTACTGTGATTAGATTAGCCGTTGGTTGGTTGCCAAGTCGTAAGGTCAATGAAGCTAAGCTTGCAGTCAGTGCATTAGATGATACAGACCCAGTAACAATGAGAGAATACATAGCAGTAAAGAGATCGTCAGATCCAATGTTTAATGCTGCATGGAAGAAGGAGGTTGACAATGCCAGGAAGAAAGCAAATTGATACTAGTCAAAGTTCAGCTGATAGGAATATTTTAAGACGCTCTACTGTTGGTGTTATAAAGTCAACACAAGCAGAAGATACTGTTGGCTTTGCTAAAAAGTCTGGTTCATTGGGACAATTTTCTGCTACTACATCTGCGGAATTAGCTGATATTATGTCTAATGAAACAGGATCTGGTCAACTTGTATTTAATACAGAACCACTATTTATATCTCCTAAGATTGGTAATAATCATTCTGTTATATTAACAAAGGATGCAGTAACTGGATCAACAACAGCTAATCAAATCTTAATGCAGTTTCCTATGTATGATGTTGAACACCCATTACCAGTATATGGTACAGCTGATATTTTAATTCAAGTTGATGTAGGAAAACTAACTGGTACATCTGTTTTCTCACAGAGTATAGTACAAAAAAGAGTTACTAAAATATTGGCTGTATTTGATAATGATACAAACTTTGAAGATGATCCATTTCCAGAAATTATTGGTCAAAATAGAGATATTTTTCTTATAGAATATGCTACTGTAAATACTTCTGGATATAACTCTATTGGTACTATAGGTACATTTAACATAATTAAAAACACAGCTAACTTAACTTATGATCTTGTTGTTACTCCAGCTACTAATAACTATATGAAGTATAGAGTTATAGCTACTTGTGTATTATCAAGTGATTATGATTTCCTTGTTCCAGTAACAGCAACACCAGAGGAATAATATGACAATAAGAGCTTTCTATTCTAGGGGTGGCTTCTCAATCCAAGACCCACCAGTAACTGTTATCAATAATGTTGGTAACTATAACGGTGGCACAGGAACATTCAGTGGTACTGTTACAGCACCTAATTTTGTTGGTATGGTTGATGGTTTAGATCTTGATAGATATAAAGAAAACTTACAGACTGGTGTTTTGTACGGTGGTATCATATCTGTTAACGCTAGTGATCCATCTAAAATAGATATCACGGCTGGTGCTGGTATCATCTGTACTCCAGGAGCTTCGCTTGTTGCATTACCAGTTCCAGTAGTTACCACAGTAACTTGGACAGCAAAGATTGGTGTTACTATAACTGGTCTCGCTAGTTCAGATGAAACTTGGTTCTCTATCAGTAGCACAGGCACAGTGGTACAACACTCAACTACTTGGACTGACGATCAGTTTGGTTCTGAGATTGCGATTGGTGCTGTGTATCACACAAACCACTCTACTGTAAGCTTAGTAAAGAACTATCCCCATGTTGCGTATGGTCAGGCTGCACAGACAGACCCATTCATTAGAGCATTTGGTCCACTCAAGTTATCGGGGCATGAGATCTCTGCTAACGGTGCTAACTTATCTGTCAATCGAAGCAGTGGTAAATCATACGCTATTGGTAGAAACTATCAGACAGATCCGAATAACCCAAATATTATTACAGATACAAATGCAGCACCAGCTACAGTTGTATGGAGATTCTATCGTAATGGTGGTACTGGGTTTACTACGGTTATTAATTCAGTAGTAGATCCAAGTCACTATGATAATGGTAGTGGTACTCTAGCGTCTACATCTCAATGGACTATACAAAGAATATTCTATCTACCTAACCAACCAAACACACTTGGTATATACTATGGTCGTGAGACCTACGCACAATTAGCTGACGCAGAATTAGGTCTGTTAACTGAATCATTTACCGAAAGTGAAAGCACTGCAACACAGGGAGTCTTTCTTGGATACCTTATTGTTAAAGGTAGCGTAACTGTTCTTAATGATAGTGCTAAAGCTAAGTTTATACAGGCTGGTTTATTTAGAAATCTTTCTGGTGCTGGTGGTGGTGGTCTTGCTGTAGCATTTTTAGATGATCTTTCAGATGTTACTATTACAAGCGCAGCAAACAACGACCTACTAAAGTGGAACGGTAGCCAATGGGTTAACTCAACGATTGCATCTCTAGCCATTAGTTCTTTAGGTACAGTTACAACTGGTACATGGAACGCTACGGCTATTTCAGATGCTTATATATCCTCAGCTGCCACTTGGAATACAGCGTCTACAGATAGACTAAAGTGGGATGGTGGGGCTACAGGACTTGTTGCGGCTACTGGTCGTACTAGTCTTGGTCTTGTTATAGGTACAGATGTACAAGCCTACAGTGCTACATTAGCCGCAGCAGCTGGTGGAACATACACAGGAAATGTTACTGGAAATGTAAGTGGCTCATCTGGCTCATGTACTGGCAACGCAGCAACAGCTACAAATGTTCCATATACAGGTCTTACAGGAACGGTTCCAACTTGGAATCAAAGTACAACAGGTAACGCAGCAACGGTTACTGATGGTGCTTATGTGAGTATTGACAATAACTTTAGTTCCTATCAAACATTTCAATCGGATATTGATGTTTATGGTGATGCATATCTTGGAACATCATTAAGTGTTGGAACGACAATTACCAGCGGAGCAATCAATGGATTAACTGTAAGCATAGGAAGTGGTACAGGTAATACGGTTGTTGGTGAAGCATCAGGAACAGCTCTTACGAGTCTGGCACTTAATAATGTACTTGTTGGCAAGAACTCTGGAGATGCGATTACAACTGGAGATAACAATGTTGCCATTGGCAGCGATGCGTTGGGTGCTGCACAGACAACGACAGGATGTGTTGCTGTAGGTCATAATGCGTTGTTGCTTAATACCGCTGCTGATACAACTGCTATTGGATATTTAGCACTAGACGCAAACACAACTGCTGTACGAAACACCGCTGTTGGAGCATACTCACTTAGCGCAAACCAAACTGCTGTTGATAATACTGCTGTTGGTTATAACGCTTTAAAATTAAATACTGGAGACACTAATGTTGCCGTTGGTTCTAATGCTTTGGCGGCGTGTACAACTGGATCTAACAATGTTGCGATTGGAACAAATGCGTTAAATGCACTTGGAATTGGTACTTACAATATGGCAGTTGGTGGATCATTGCGAGCAGTTACAAGCGGTCAAAATAATGTTGCAATTGGACAATCAGCAGCAGTAACTATAACAACTGGAGTTAACAACATTGCTATTGGAACATTTGCTTTATATTATGCAAATACTACATCATCTGAAAATATTGCAATTGGAAATCAGGCTGGTGGTGCTGGTGCAGCAAGTGCAACAATTCAAAGTAAAAATGTATTTATTGGAACTTCGTGTGCTAGGTTTATAACAACTGGCAGTCAAAATGTAAGTATTGGTCAAGAGTCTTTATATAATATTACAACCTCTGGAAACAATACTGCAATTGGGTATCATGCTGGCAGATACATAGCAGATGGCGCAACTGCCATGACTGCAACAGCCAACGCCGTGTATGTGGGTTATGGTGTCCGTGGCTCAGCCAACTCAGTTACCAACGAGACTGCACTTGGATATGTTGCAATTGGACTTGGTTCAAACACGACTGCAATTGGAAATTCAAGCACACTTGGCAACCGTATCTTTGGCGTTGCATCAACTGGTCAGGTAGCACCGACCATTGCAAGTGCAGCTACAATTGCTCCAACAACATCTATTGTATTTATCAGTGGAACCGCAGCCATTGCTACAATTACGGCTCCATCTACAATCGCAACTACTGGTGGTCGAATTACTTTAATTCCAACTGGAATTTTTACGACAACCGCCGCTGGAAATATTGCATTGGCAAGCACGGCTGTTGTTTCCAAGGCATTGACTATGACTTATGATGCAACAACAACTAAATGGTATCCCTCGTACTAAGGAAACAAATGGAAGAAAATAAGACACAAGAATATTTAAATGGGTTGGTAGATGTATGCGATGGTATTAATAATATATTAGCTGGTAACTATAGCCAAGCTAATACAATTAATCCAGAACCACTAACAACTATTATGAAACGACACACAGACCATGTTCGTATTATGGAAACACACATGGTCGGAACTGACTTAACTACTTACAGTAATATTGCCACTATGGGTGAGCAATGGATTATTAACAATCAACAGGAGAACTAACATGATTACAATCGCAACTATTTCATCTTTCGTCGGCAGCGTATTCTTTGGCGCATTCCTCTTTGTAGCTGGCTATGTCATTGGCAACCTGATCTCGGTTGATAAGGTCAAGAGCTGGCTCGGAAAGTAATACATGAACTATGCTAAACAAATCCAAGCCTTAAACAACGGCTTAATCAAACAACTGTTATCAGACCTTGGTGATCCAACTAAGTGTACTCCAGGATTATACCTTGTTATTCGTGGTATGATCACAGACAACAGGGATGTTTTAGATAACATTCCTAATTCAGCTCTAGATGAACTAGAGGCTAAGTTGGCAACTAAGGCTCCGTTTAAATTTAAGGTGGGATAATGAATGTACCTAAAGAGATGGTTGATGATTTCCGTAATCATCTATGGGCTTGCTTCAAGTACTTAGGAATCGGGGAACCGACTCCATTACAGTACGCTATGGCAGAAGCCATGCAGAACGGTCCTAAGGACTTCCAGATGCAAGCAGGGCGTGGAGCTGGCAAGAGCGTAATCAACGCTTGCTTCGCATCGTGGCGGCTTCTAATGGATGCTAATAAGACTATCATGGTCTTGTCAGCAACCTCTGGTAGAGCCATCTCTTTCATTGCACAGGTTAGAAAGATAATTGATGTGGTTCCTTATTGTGAACACCTTAAGCCTAAGGAACACGATAAGGACAATGCATTCGGTTTCAATGTTGGATGCAAGACTACCTACGGACAAGATCTGTCCTGCTATGCCAAAGGTATAACAGGACAGATCACAGGTAGCCATGCCGATGATATCATAGTGGATGATATTGAGATCGAGAAGAACTCAGATACTCCTTATGCTAGAGAGCGGCTACTCAATAAGATAGCCGAACTAGAGCAGATTAGAAACAATACAACAGATGGGTGCATCCGTATCTTGGGTACATTCCAATCGACTGACAGCGTGTATCTTAAGCTATCTAACAGTTACCCTATTATTAAGTTCCCAGCTATTATGCCAAACCCTGATATTGCTGGAGAAATAGATTACTGTTCCGATTATATCTTAAAGTTGGGGCTAGAGATAGGAGACAGTACGCAACCTGAGCGGTTCCCTTTAGATGTCCTCAAGCAAAGGGAAGCTAAGATTGGCTTAAAGTTATTCTCACTACATTACAAATTAGATCCATCCCTTAGCGATAGATCTAAGTATCCCCTTAAGTTAGAAGATTTAATTGTTATTGATGCTAGTCCTGAGCTGTTCCCTGAAAAGATTACTTGGGAGAAGAAGAACCACAACAAGACTATTGAGTCGTTTGGTATCACAGGCGATCTCCTGTATGATCCACAATGGGTATCTCCCAACTTTATCCCCTACCAACAGACCGTCATGTTCGTTGACCCCAGTGGTCGTGGAGACGACGAGACAGCCATCTGTATCGCATCCTTTGTGAATGGCTACATTGTGGTGCATGAACTCATTGGACTACAGGGCGGATATGCTGAGCCGATCCTACGCAAGATAGGTAAGCTTGCCTATGAATACAAGATCAAATGTATCCGTGTTGAGTCTAATTTCGGTGATGCCATGTATTGCAACCTTCTGAAACCAGTAGTGTGCAGTATGTGTGGTCCAATTTCTATAGAAGACTTTAGAGTTACTGGCAATAAGGAACAGCGTATCATTAAGGTACTTGAGCCATTGATGTCAGTTCATAAACTGATATTCAATACTAAGGCTATTAAAGATCCTGAGAACCAAAAACAGATTACTCGGTTAACGGAAAGAAAAGGTAGCTTAAAGCATGACGATAGAGTTGATATCCTTGGTAGTGCTGTGGCTTATTGGCAGGACATGGTATCACTCGATGCTGATACGCAGATTGGAAGAAACAAGATTAAAGAACAACAAGATATCGTTAAAGACTGGCTTAGTAGTAAGAGGTCTTTAGGATTACTTGGTGAACGAATTAGTGGAGCTGTGTTACTCAATGGTAATCCAGTTAATATGAAGAACAGATTCCCAAGTGTAATAAAACAAAGGTATAACAGATGACACTAATAAACTATACGCCAACTGAGTTGGTTTGTATTGCTGATCAAACACAACAATACGAACTTGTGGTAATAGACTCATATAGATCGGTTGAGCTAGTAAAGCATAGACTTGATCTTATTGAAATGAATTTACAAAATGAAAGAGTAAGAGAAATAGAGCGTATAGTTTTACAGATGCCTCAGTTATTAATTGAGATTAATGATTTTATACATGGAAATATGTATTCACGAACAATGTTCTGCCCTGCTGGTGCTGTTGTAACTGGGGCATTAACTAAAATAGATAATATTTGTATTATGTATGGAGATGTAACAGTAACTACTGATTATGGTTTGCAAAGATTTACTGGATATCATGTCTTACCATCCTTTGGTGGTGGTAAGAGAGCTTTATATTTCCATGCAGATACGCATTGGACAACTCTTATTCATACAGAAACAAAAGATTGTTCAATAGCCGAAGAAGAATTTACTGACGAAGCAGATAAGCTTCAATCAAGAAAGAGAGTATAACATGGCAGGAGTAGTATCAGGATCAATGCTTGCGGTTGGCGGTATTATGGGTGGCATGTCTATGCTATCTGGAATTCTGGGTGGTTTAGGAGCTAATCAACAAGCAGCAGCACAGCAAAAACTATTGCAAATGCAACAAGAGAATGCTAACTTCCAAAGACAGGGAAGTGTTAATGCGAATAACCGTAACATTACAAAATCAAACTTAGCTAAGGCAATTGCCAATAGACAAGTTGAATCACTTGCAATATCTGAAAGAGCTATAGCTGAAGTATATGGTAAGATGGGTTATGACAATGCTAAAAGTCAGTTTAGTAAGCAAACGAATCAAATTAACTCTGCGTTATTATCTACAGTATCTGGTAGAAACATCTCATCTAGCTCAGGAACAGCTAGAGCTTTGCTTAGACAGAATATGGAGAACGCTCATACTAACTTAGCTAACTTAAGAATTACACAAGCAAATAAAACAAGAGACATTACAACAGCCTATCAGAATAAATTAGCAACAAGAGATTTTAATTATACGGAATTACAAAGCTTTATTCCTGGAGATACATCGACTGCTTATACAGGTACAAGTATGGGAATGATTGCTGGTATGTCTGCTCTTCAAGGATTGCAGACAGGTATTGGTGCTGGTCTTTCTTATGGTGCTGGTAGTGGTAGTAATAGTGGAGGAGGAGGTGGTGGAGATGGTTCTGATTCTTCACTCTCATCATCCGCTCTTTCAGCTCGTCAAGATGCCCGTGGTTTTTAAGGAATAAAATATGAACCAAGATTTAATGAATCAATTACAACAAATTGCTACAGGTAAAATGACAAGTAGTAACGATAGTTATGAAAACACAAATGAAACCAAAGCAGTTGATCTTAAAACAAAGTTAAATGATACTATTAAATCATTAAAAGAAATGTATCCAACTAACCCTAATAAGGTATTTGAATCATTTAAGCAAGCAACAGTTGACTTACCACTACCAACAGATAACTTTAAAGAGTACTATTGGGATAAGTATTTAGAGATGTATCCTAGTGGAAAAGAAGACGCTAAGATAGAGTTAATTAAGCAAACTGAAAACGAACTAAGTAAATTAAATAGTCCATCTGAAAAAGAATTCTATCTTAGAGACAAGCTATCTAGATTCCCTAAGTGGTTAACAAGTGAGTTTAAAGATGATGTTCAAAACCTATCATTTAGAAACTCATATAGTAACTTAAATAAATCTAAACAATTGTATAAAGATGATTTAGCTACTCGATTAGATTCAATGAATAAGCATGAGTTAGATC